TAATAGCACTCATCTTGGCAGGAGCAGCTTTTGCCATGAACCAGATGGGTTTCCTAGGTACGCCCCTCGATCTCAAGACGATGGAAATCACAGTTCCTTCGGAAACGATGACGCCGACTCCTGAGGACAATGATCCCTCGGTTGATCCTGAAGCACCGATCGAGTCGGAAGCCCCAGCTACTCCCTGATGCAGGAATTCATCTGGGTTCTGACGATATGTGGTGGGATACTGACTCCTTGCCAGCAGACCCCCATGCCTAGCTTTGGCCAGTGTCGTTATGAGAGAGATCACACGTTGGTACCTCACGGATACGTCTTCTGCAAGTTAGAGCGGGCCAACATGTTGATTCCGCACCCAGAGTCGTGGAGGGTTACCGAGTGACACCGTTCCAGGCATACGTGGCCTATCTCGCGGTGAAGACCCACTTTACCAGCGAGACGTATGACTTCTTCAAGTATCAAGGAAAGGTCGCGGCAAAGGTCGCGACCTTCGAGACGCGCCGGGACAGGAATCGATTCGAGAAGCTCTCGAGGAAACCCGACCCCCTGATGTTCCTGGCATCCAACATATCGCGCAACCCCGGTGCCTGGATCGGAGACCTCGTATCCTCCGACGAGGCACAGGCAAACTTCGAGTCGGCGAAGAAATTCATCGACTCGTTCTCCTACGTCATGCCTGAGCAACTCAGGGCACTCCCACTAGATCAGTTCGCCTCCAACTTCATGCTCGACGAGCGAGGTGGCGTCCCTGCCATCAGGGCGATGCGGGCAGGGAAGATATCGATGGAGGCGATCGCCACGATCGACGGCGTCATGTCATTCAATACGCTGTGGACGGCATCTAAGGACCCGACGTACGTAGTCACTAGGATGCAAGTAAAGAAGTACGGGCAGTTCATCTCCCGTCAAATCGAACCCGCGGCCCTGGCCAAGGCCATGAGGTCGGTGTTCGACGAAGATGGTACGCGCATCAAGTAGAAGAAAATCACCACCGCGCGATCTTGATAAATAGCTGGCTGACCCGGATGGGCAGTGCAACAGGGCGCAGACCGCAGAGTCGTCATGCCCGCAACAGCAGGAGTTCATCACATGAACAAGACATCTTTCGCCGCGTTTAAGTCTAACACGGCAACCCTCACAGAAAAGCTGCAGAGCAAACTCAAGGAAGAGACTTCCGGAGGTAGGCAGGAGGACGAGCGCTTCTGGCGCCCGACCAGGGACAAGGCAGGCAACGGCTACGCCGTCCTGAGGTTCCTCCCGGCCGCGCCGAACCCAGACGTACCGACCGGGGTGGAGGACTGCTTCTACGTGAGGCTCTACTCCCATGCCTTCCAGGGCAAGGGCGGGTGGTACATCGAGAACTCACTCACTACCATCGGAGACTCCGACCCGTGCGGGGAATACAACTCCACGCTGTGGAACGCCGGCGTCGAGGATCTCAAGGAGCAGGCCCGCAAGCAGAAGCGGAAGACCACCTTCATCAGCAACGTGCTGGTGATCGAGGATCCTGCCAACCCTGAGAACAATGGTAAGGTGTTCCTCTACAAGTACGGGAAGAAGATCTTCGAGAAGATAAACGACAAGATGTATCCCCAGTTCCCAGACGACCCGAAGTTCAATCCCTTCGACTTCTGGGCCGGTGCGAACTTCAAGTTGAAGATCAGGGAAGTAGAGAAGTTCCCCAACTACGACAAGTCCGAGTTCGACGCACCCCTGCCGCTCTACGGCGGGGATGATGCCAAGCTCGAGGCCGTCTGGAGGAAGCAATACCCGCTGTTGCCTCTCCTCGACAAGTCGCAGTTCAAGACCTACGACGAGCTTAAGCGCCGACTCAACAAGGCGCTTGGCATCACGGCGATGATCACCCCACGGGTAGTCCGTGAGGAAGAGGGTTCGGAAGACAACCGAGACACCAGCGAAGACGAGAAGCCTAAGGAGACCACGACACACGTCGAGGTATCGACACCTAAGGCTGACGACGCCGAGGAGGACGAGCTGGCCTACTTCAAGAGGATGGCCAATCGAAAATAGATTGACTTTCTGATTCGACTGTGCTATCGAAGGGCCCTCAAAAGGGGCCCTTTTTGTGGTTATTGACACCAAGCCGCGGGTGTGTTATACTGTATCTTGCAAGTGAGGAGGAGACCCATCATGCAGAATACTGGACACCTATTCAACGACGCGGTAGCCGCCCAGGCCTTCATTACTGCCGGCCGCGCGCGCTTCACCATCGTATCCGAGAAGACCGGAAACCGATTCACCTACAAGGTCCGCAGGTCGAAGGATGGCAACGTCAACTTTGTGTCGGTATTCTCCGATGAGGCAGCCGAGCACGGCTACACCTACGCCGGGATGATCAACAAGAACCTAGAGTTGCTTCAGACGAAGAACTCCAAGATCCCAGTGACGGCAGTGAGCTGGATCGCCTTCGAGTTCGTATGGCGCTGGGTATCCCAGGGCAACGCCATCCCGATTGGACTCCAGATCTGGCACGAAGGGCGCTGCGGCCGCTGCGGCCGGCACCTCACCGACCCGGTCAGCATCCAGTCAGGCATCGGCCCGGAGTGTGCGAAACTCATGGGGATGGTTCACTGATGAGAGTACCCCCAATATATTTGCCGAGAGGCAACGAACAAGAGCGAATCACGAAAAACTCAAAGACGCTCGCGAGCTTCGTCGCATACTGCGAGGCGTATCCCGATATGCGCTTCTGGCAAGCCCTGAGGAACTGGTGTGGTTACAACTTCGTGATCGTAAGCAACGCACCAGGCGCCGAGTATATTCATTCGGATGACAAGGACACTTTTCACTGGGAGGCCCGAGATGAAAAAGAAGATTAGGCGAACCAAACTTACTGATAAGTGGTATGAATTCGAAGGCGCGGGGTGCAAGGCTGGTCTTCGCTGCCATGCTCGAGGAGTATGGAGTCTTTACTTTAGGGACAAATCTAGGTTACCAATGGCTCCGACTCCAGAGTCAGGTCAGGAATTACCTGCGAGCAGCTATCGGGCCGGTGTTGAATACATAAAGAAGGTACTAAAAGATGTCGCAAAAAGAAATAGTGTTTCCTAAGGTGAACAAGAACCCGGGCACTGACCCTCTGAGCTTCACGGGTCGGTATCCCTGGAGTGGCGACGCACTCGACATCACCGGGGCGGGCAACGTAGAGGTCTTAATTCGAAATGACGGCAAGGTCGTCTGGGTCAACATCGACGGAATGTGCGCCCTGCGCATCTGCCAGATAACTGGAAAGATCACCTATGGTAAGACTTGAGGTCGGCAAGATCTACACTAATAAGTTTAACACCACGTGCCAAATCATCGCCAAGGTGCGGCCGTGCACCGGGTTCGGGGCCTACGTTGGTCTATGCAACAACGGCAGCAACTATTATAGCACGAGGGACTACAACGAAGACGGCACACCTGGCCGAGGCGCCGACGAGAGACATACACTGATTGCTGAGGCCGGGTCCAACGAAAATCCGAGAGGTCCACACGGACCCAGTGAATATGAGGTGGACATCTCCCACGTAGATGAGGAATTCAGGCCTGAACTCCAGAAACTCCTCGACTCCGAGATGGTTCTCCTCGAGTATGCCGCCGCAACCCGGCCCGGCGCGCCGGTCATCAAGAAGATAAGCTGGTTCGACAAGTACGGGGTCGGTTTACTTGTTCTCCTGAGTATGGTAAGGCTAAAGTTGACTGACAAGATGCTGGAAGACCAAGATGCATGATGAGTGCCCAGACTGTTTTGGTACAGGGACCGTCCGGAACGGAGCCGGGGACGGAGCTTCCTGCATGAGGTGCGAAGGCACCGGATGGCTTCGACCAAAAGAGAAGGATGATACCACCATGAAGGACCTATTCAACAAGGTCGTCGATGCCGCCAAGGCCGGGTTAGACGCCGCCGCCGAGGCCGTCGAGACCGCGAGCGACTACGTCGACAAGAAGATCGACGAGAACCAGGACATCATCACCAAGGTGAAGGACACCTCGGCCGCCGCCGCCGAGGCCGTCACCAAGGCCGCCGAGGAGGTCGTCGACACCACCGTCGCCGCGGCCAAGGGCGCGGTGGAAGGCATCAAGAACAAAGACAAGAAATAAGGAGGTCGCCATGATATGGTGGCATAAGCCTGGGCAGGAAGTCGTCAACTTTTACAACCCCGACGTTCCGCCGACGCCCCCTGAGATGCTTCATCTGTGGAGACCGATAAGCCAGGACGTCGTCTACGTGATCCGCGACGTCTATCTCGGAACTGACACCGCCGGGAATGAAACGGTAGGACTTCGATTCGAAGGCATCATCTGCAATTGTGGGATTGGGGGGTCAGAAGTCGGTTATGACGCCAGGTGCTTTAGACCCGTGACCAAAACAGACATCTCGATCTTCGACAAGATACGACTCGACGCCGAGAAGGAGATCGAGCGGGCTGATCGCGAGTATGAGAAGAAGGTTGAACCCATCGATGGCGGATGCTCTTGACGAACTTCCCAAGGATGTTAGGGATGAGTACACCTACATGAAGGTACTCCCCGACGGGCGCATCTGCGGGGTGCACCGGCTGATGTTCCACTGGACCATGCACGTCGACATCGGCGAGATCGGATGGGAAGACAAGTACTGTTTTCCAAACCAGATGAGTGCAACCAAGGCACTTGAGGATTGGGATGGGACGGGTGATCCTGAGGGCTGGCACCGCCATCTCCAGACGGGTCGTCGGAGGAACCTGCAGACCGGTGAGGAGTGGATAGCATTCTAGAAAGGAGTTCATCATGGGTAACCATTCGGTAGGTAATGCAATGTCAGCTGGGGCCGATGTCGCCCTAATACTCAAAGAAAACTTTACAAAAGAAGAAGCCCTCTTGGTCCTCGACCGTCTAGGTGAACCCTGGCGCGGCGCAGACGCCGAGTTTGATGACCATGCTTATCCTGATCAACCGCTCGGGAGACTCATATTCGCAGCTTTCGGCGTCCACACCCAGGAACAATACGCCGCGGACGACGAGCTCTGGTATGAAGAGGTCTATCGTAAATTCAGAGATAGGTATGACTTTTGTTAGGAGAATACGTCGACACTGACGGGAATCGCTACGTCTACGTAGAAAAGGAGGAACCGACACCGAACTACTTCCTCGATATGTGGGGGGCGTGCCCACTTAGGAATAAGTGCGTGTGTCTTAAGCCGAGGAATCCGTGGCTAGGACGAGGCTGCGGAAATTGGAAACCACTGGGTGCGGAGAGTACAGATGGGCTCTGGGATCACTTCGAGAAGGTGTCCGCTGGGAAAGAGGAAAATTAGCCACGCCTCGTTCGAGGAGGCGCTGGTGCACATCAAGAAGCAGCCGGGTAAGTTCCTAAAGGCCTACCGCTGCAAGTGTGGTGCATGGCACCTCGCCCAGAACAAGAGCACCGGGCAACACTTCCAGAAGTTCATCGACAGGGTCGTGAGGATGGACAAGAAGAAGTCACCATCCTCCGCCCCCTCCGATTGATCCGGCGAGAGGATCTCTCCTGCTCGCCCTATCTGTCCTCATCGTGGCGAAATTGGACACGTGGGACGACTGGCTCTTCTGTACGTTGACGATCGACGGGCTGCCCCTGCCTCTCCCAACGTTGGCGATGCTCATCGACTTCTTCACGAGATCCCTCTCGCGCTCGGCGGCACCGGTCTTACCTGGAACCGGAGTGACCTTGGAATCGGACATCCCAGGCAGCATCCCGATCGTGTTGTCGTAGATCCAGTCGGATACACCCTTCCAGAGCCTGGCTAGCCACGCGGTTATCTCGTCCTTGATGTTTATCCCGACGGTTATCGCATCGTGGAACGCGGTGGTGATGGTAGTCATCCAGGAGGTCGCTATGTTCTTAACCGCCGCTATGACTGACGCCTTCAGTTCCGTCGCCCACTCGGCTAGGCCTATCAGAGCCTCGTTATAGAGTCTGATCGGGGTGTCAACGAAGAGATCAGTGAGCTTCAACTTGAGCGCCTTGACTCCTTCTGGGATATCGAACGTGAAGAAGGTCTTTATTCTCTCGATCGTGGTGTCTATCTTAACTACGAGATCAGCCCACATTCCTTCGACTAGCTCCCTGACGCTAAATTCTATCTCAGGATCGAACTTGAAGAGTGACCGGATCGACGCGACTATGCCGTCGATGACGTCCCAGAACAAATTGAGTGCTGCCGCGTCTGCTTTTGCGTGGTCTCCATTCCAGAGATTCTTTACGACCTCGACGAAGTCCGTGATGACGTTGTCGACCGCCGTGCCAAACGTCTCTGCCCAACCGGTGAAGTTGAGCACCTCCTTGATCTTAGGCCCGAACAGTCCTTCGAGCATACTATCTACCAGTTTTCCGGCCATAACGGAGATGTCGGTGACGAAGAACTTGTAGAGTCCCTGCATGGCAGTCTCGAGCGCCGAGGCCCAGCCCTCCGTCTTGAATTTCTCAAAAGTCTTCGGCAGCACGTCGAAGGCCGCTAGGATCACGGCCAGGAACGGAAGCTTCTTGGCTATCGCCCCGAGGATGGGAATGTGTTCTAATATCTTAAAGAGCGGCTTAAGAAGATTGTTCTGGAGGAGGAGTGTCGCCTCGGCGAAGGCGGTGACGTACTCGTCGATGAACTCCCTGACTGACTTAGGGATGAGAGACAGTATTCCCACGGTGCCAATGCCGAGTGCGAGTGCCTCGATTCCCCTGCTGATCTGGGCCATGAATGAATTCTTGTCGTTACCGAAGAGACCGTCGATCAATTTCTGGAGGAGTGTCCTGTCATCCTCCTTCTTGGTGGAGATGCCTCCACGGGTGCGTCCCTCGGAGCGCCCCCTGGCCTCGGCGCGCATCCTGTCCCTCTCGTTTCTGATCAACTCAGTGTCGGTGCTCTTTTGTTCGACCAGGGAGACGGCGGTGAGGGCGACGAGCTTGTCCAACGCGGTGACCATCTGCTTGGCCACGTCGTCAGTCATCTTCTTGGCGAACACCGCGTTGGTGTTCGAGTTCTTCATGATCTCCTTGAGGATCGCCATCTGCTCGTCGGCGTTCTTGGTGGCGAAGTCACGGACGAGTTCCGCTATCCTAGCGTTGTCCGGTTCTACTTCTCCGTCGGTCTTCTTGCCGAGTTCGTGCACGGCCTCGCTGAGTCTCTCGATGGCGAAGTCGATCGACTTGACGCCGAAGTCCTTCATTGACATCTCGTCTTTTATTTCATCGCGAAGCGCGGAGACAGTGTCGATGATCTCCTTGACCACGGGCTCTAGGGACTTCTCGAGCGCCGCCGTCATCGCCCTGACGTCTTCTATTGATGCCCCTTCTATTCGAGGTAGTGCCATCTCATCCCTTGTTCCTGGCCTCGTCTGCCGCCTTCTTCTCCATCTCTAGCCACTCGGCCAGGAGCGTCGCGTAGACGTCCAGTTCGAACGGATAGAGCTGCTCCATCTCATCGATGGACCAGGAGTGTTTATGGTGCATAACGAACGTCAGCCTGTACCACGCACCTAGTGAGGTGTGGCTCAGGCCTATTCGAAAAAATCCTGTAGCCCCGACAATTCTCTGGTGACCTCGGTCCCATCCTTCCTGGCGTAGGAGACAGAGATGGAAATCTTAGGTCTGTTCTCGAAGAACTCGCGGATGGGTTCAATCGTCTTGAGAGGCAGGTTAATCAGCCACTCCTTGAGTTCTGGCCGAGTCATGTCTGCAGACGTGGTGATCTCCTCACCGTCCCAGATAGAATCGATCGACGCCGCCAGGACGTCCCACTCGTCGGTGTCTGCCGACCCGGCGAGGACGCTGGACACGGTGGGGTACTTGAGCTTCATGCCGATGCTTCCGGTTATCTCCACCTTGTTGGATCCCGTGGCCTTGTTGATCTTTGCCGCGTCGATGTCGACCGTGGCGTCGTAGAGTTCCCCGTCAATCTCGTCCTTGATGCGAACCTGGACCTTGTTGTTGACTGACTTGGCCCGCAGCATGAGGAACAGGTATTCGATGTCGAACACCGGCAGCTCCAGCGCGTCGATGCCGCAGCAGTTGGTTATGACCTGTGCCACGGCCCTGAGGGTGTCCTTGGTATCGTTCGACTCCTTCGCCACGAGGAGCACCTTCTGCTCCCGTCCGGTGAACGGTCGAAACGTTATCTTCTTGCCAGATGACGGGAGATTAGTCTCGAACGTCGGATGGTTGATCTTAGGTAGTGCCATGATCTTACTCCTTCATTATGAACCCGTCGGTACCCCGCCGGTGTTCTCTTCTATGTCGTTGCTCGTCCATGAGCGATATGCTAGTACCACAGGGAGAAGGGTTACCTTGTCTCGATCTCCCCACGAGTGCTGTATCTGGCCGATGGACCTCGGCCACGCCGCGTGGAGTATTAGTTCCCGGATGTGTTCCCCGGCCTGGTCGAACGTGTCGACGATGATCCTGCCGGCGTAGTCTTCCTCGTAGCTTACTTGGAAAGGGTATGCACCATTCATGGTGCCGGCTGTGGCACCTCCCGGCTCGTAGTTGTAGTTGATGACCGACTGCTGCCAGCGCGAGAAAAATCCCTGCACCATGCCGGCGTTGTCGAGGTAGCACGAGAGCTGTGCCTCCCCGTACGCCGGGAGTAGTGGGGCGTCGACCGGGACGCCGTAACCGAGCACCCTGACTGGGTTCGCGGCGATGGTCAGCCCTGGGACGACGAACGACTCGCACATGAACTCGAAGAACCTGGCCTCCTCCGTCGGGGAGAAAGCGCGGGCCCGGAACTTCGACGGGTTCTGGAGCCCGCCTAGATCACCCATCTCTGCGCTGAACCTACCTACGTTAAATGCCATCTGTTCTACCCGTTGAACCATAAAATTCACGACGCTTAACCCACGAAGCTTTCATAACTTCTGAGAAATTCGAATGTTTCTTTTTTCCTTTAAGTGATATGCTTCTTTTCAATTTCGTTTCTTCTGAGTGTTTTCTTCCAAGAATTGCTTGTCGATGTTTTTCAATAACTTCTTTGCTTCGTGGTGGCCCAGGCTTTCCTCTTCGAGCGAGACTTATTTTTAATTTGGTTTCTTCAGAAACTTTACGCCCAAGAGCAGCATTTCTCATATTTAGTCGTGTTTCTTCAGAGAACACTCGATTCTTATTCGCTTTAATTATAGCTTCTCGCCCAATACGATATTCCATAGAAGTAAGTTTCTTGCCCGCCCGCATACGACTTAGGGCATAATTCATCTTAGTAATATGTGCTGGTTCAGAAACACATTTAGTTAACAGCCAATGAACTATGAAATGTTCTCTGGGGGTAAGAAGGGCTATCGGTCCTTTAAGCCCACCCATTGACCTTGGGATAATGTGATGCTTTTCTAAATGATCAACTTTAGGATTTCGCCCCTGGGCTCGTTCTATGATGTTAATCATCCAACGATGATATTTGTTATGAATAAACATTACCAGGACGCGTCCCTCACCACGTCCATGCTCTCATCGTATACGTGTGCCTGGGACGCCTTCTGGAACCTGGCCAGAGGAAGCGCCATGGCGATGTCCCACTGCTCGTAGGGGATGAGGAGGAACTTCGATCGAAAGTGCCCGGAGAGGTAGGACTTGATGCACGGTCGGAACGCCCTGAACCTGGCCGCGCCGTTGAGGACCTCGTAGCTGATGCGAAGCTTTCGGTTCTCACTCTTAAAGCGATTGTCCATCAGTGAATAGAGTTCATCCATGAGGGCCGCGCGGGCCGGGATGGGGAGGTAGTGCAGGTTGATTCCCCAGACCCGGTTGCCTTGCACGCGGAACGGGAATATGAGGGGGAAGGCATCGTAGTACGGGAGAGTGGCCTTGTGCTTCGGGTCGTAGGAAAAGAGATAGAGCTTCCCTGGTTCCAGGGAGTCGACGGCGTGGGGATCGGTGAGAAGCTTATTCGTATTGACGTAGACGGTCCGCCTGGCCTGGTCGCGAAACCAGCCGCGGCTCTCCGGACGCCCTGGGATTCTTCCCTGGGCGTTCGCCTTCCGCATTATCGTAGTAAAAGCTAAGCCTGCCATGCCAAGCTATTTATGGCCATTGACACGGGTGCTGGCCCGTATAAGATGGCCTCACATGTTCAGGAGAACACAATCTGGATGACCCAGGACGAGATCCTCTCTATGTTCCATGATAATGATTGCCTGATCGCCAGCCACCTAGATGCTGAGTCCCACGACAGTATAGCGAGATTGCTAGATGATGGGTATGCCGACTTCATCGGAGAAGAGATATTCTTTAGAAGAGGCCTTCCCATCGAGCGGTATCGACTATTCAAACTAACGAAACTTGGGGCCATGAAGAAGAAAGAACGAAAACTCGAACGTAGAAAAAAAATGCCACACTGGCACTGGGGTGGAACCGTAAGTGGTCTGGTAGGCACGGGTGTTCGCGAGGCCGGTCGAATTGAGTATTGACACCTGGCGGCTGGTGTGTTAAACTAAGTACTGCTACTACTATAGGAAGGAAGACACTATGGCTAAGTTTAAGACGATACACCAGGGGGACATCAACTTCATCCCCCTCCAGACGTTCGCCAAGCCCGGCGAGACCCTGGCCATCTCCCGTAAGAAGGAGATCAGGCCCCACAGCAAGCGCCTCCTCATCCAAGAGGGTGAGCTCACGGGCCATCACCACGGCGTATGGTTCATGCCGAAGCCGGCAATGTTCCGTGAAGACGGAGCAGGTTCCGGTGGGGCCGCGGTCGCAGACAAGATGTTGAAGAAGGTCGTCGCCAAGGCGGCCAAGACCACCATCACCGCCAAGCTCTATCGCGACACCAACATGGTCCGTCGACTCCGCAACAGGGGCCTCCTCGAGGGTGCCCCGGTGGTCGGGTTCCTTGATGCCAAGACCAACGTCACGATCAAGCACGCATCCGAGGACGGCAAGCCGACCGGCGAGCACGCCCCGGTGAAGCTCACCAAGGGCTCCTATCTCGTGACTGGAAAGCGCGAGTTCGACCCGCGCACCCAGAGGGAGCGCCGGGTAGTCGACTAACTCAACTCTCGAGGAGGAGAGGATGAACAAGAGCGAGATCGGTTCTGTCGAGTGGCTCAATCGAACCAACAGGGCTATAGCCAGGCGGATGCGTGAAAGCATCCGCCTGAAGAAGAACGCCAAGGCACTCGTCGCCAAGGCGGCGCTGTCAAGCCCCAACAGCGTGCTGATGATCGACACCACGCGCCAGCTTGGCCACCTCAAGGGCATCTTCAACGGTACGAACTTCAAGGAAAAATTTCTCGTCGGCGGCATCTACGAGGTCACAAATCGACTCAATAAGATGGGTTGGCACGGCAACTGGCCGGCTGAAAACCTGACGACAGACGTACTCCGCCGCGTCCTATTGATGGGAACCCAGGGAACTGGCGGCATCTACACCGAGCGGATGGCTTACAACTATACCCTGGACCAGAGACGGGTGGCACAACGCCCGAATCATCGCACGGCTTTCATCCTCAAGGAGTGGGAGGAACTTCATCGGGCGGGGGTCTTCATGATCTGGAAGACCAGGAAGAGGACTTATTTCGCCCCGTTCCCGACGTTCACCACTGACGCGCAGGGTCGACTCCACGGTGAGACGGGCCCTGCCGCGTCGTGGATGGGCCACAACCTCTACTACTGGCACGGCGTCCGGGTAGAGTCCTGGTTCCTCGCCAAGGATAAGATCACCAAGGACCTCATACTCAACCAGGGCAACACCGAGCTAAGGCGCTGTCTCTGCGAGATTATCGGGTGGGACGCCGCCATCAAGTTGCTCGACGGCATCGTGATCGACGAGGACGAGTGCCTCGGCCTGAAGAGAAAGCTCTACCGAGTCAACATGGCCCGCGGGTCTTCGTCCGGACGTGTCCACCTTCTCAAGGTGGTCAACGGGACGATCGAGGATGGCGTCCGGCGCGAGTTCGTCGAGGTGATCCCGTCGGAGATCAATAACTGTGCCAGCGCCATGGCCTGGCAGATCGGCGTCTCTGTCCACCTCTATAACGAAGGGGTGCGAACGTAATGTCAGTAAAGTTACTCAGCGACGCCACCGTGGCGAAGACCCGAAGGGAAGTAGAGCGCATAGTCATGCGCGGGGTCCCCCTGAATCTCGCCAAGGCAAAGAAGGCGATGAGTCAGTTCTATCGTAACGAACTAGTGTTACACAAGGAGCCAAAAATCGTGCTCGGTACCTCTAGGGCGGATATCGATCCAGCAGACTATTCCTGGTATTCCTTCATCGACGACGATACTTACGATTTCGCGACCCACATCGGTCGCCTGATGGAACAGTTGGGTATTCATACCTACGGAATCGACAACATAACCGACGATTGGATGATGGATGACTATCGATCCAAAGAGAGGTCGATTCACCTGCGCCTCCTCAAATCCGGCGCGATGATGTTCGCGCTATGCAATCGAGACGAGGAGAGCAAGGCATACATATTCCCCTGGCCCAGGATGAAGTTCGACGCGCAGTGGCGCCCCCACTGCGCCGACGGATGGGCCATGAACTTCCTCGGTCAGAAGATGTACTTCTGGCACGGCATCCACGTCGATGAGGACACCATCTTGAAACCAAAGAAGATCACCAGGTTGGTGTTGCTATCGGAGACCAACACCGAGAGGCGCCGGGCCATGTGCGAGATCATCGGATGGGATCGGGCGTTTCGCCTGCTGAAGGGCGTCGTCGTCGATAGGGACGAGTGCCTCGGCTTGAAGAGGAGGCTCCTGAAGATCCGTATCGCCAAGGGCGGCTCAGGATGGGCGTCTGATGAAACCTGGGCCACCGTCCTGGTGATGGAGAACGGAACTATCGAACACGGGGCCCGACGGAGGTTCGTCGAGATGGTGTCCAACGACGTCGACACCTGCCACGAGGCGATGGCCTGGCAGATCGGGGTAGACACCGACGTCTACGACGAGGGGGTTAGGACGTGACAGGCCATGACGCGTAATGAAATATACGTCCTGTTCCAGTTCAACTCGGATCACAGGTTGCTCTTCGGCGGCCACTTCCCATTTACGGCAGCAACACAAGATCAGCACTTTCTCGTGATATCGGCGATAACCGGGTTGATGGACCAAGGATACCTCAACCTGATGTTTGAGCGCTGGAGACCTGGGTCTTATCACCACTACATGCTAAAGTTGACGACGAAGGGAATCAAGGCAAAGAACGCCATAGGTAAGAGGCGAGGCCTTGGCCGATGGTCATATTAGATCAATCAACCACCGTTGACGCCGTGCTCATGGGTGACTATCCATACATCGGCGAGAAAGGTTGGTACGTCCCCATCGCCGAGATGATTGACCTAGGGTACCTAGATCTCGTCAAAGAAGAGTTCTCTCGATGGGACATGTTTTTTCATTACACATTTCAGGTGACGAAGAAGGGTCGAGCCAAGAAGCGGAGGCTGATGCTGAGGGTGTCGTTTCTCGACTGGTTCCTGGTCGGCATCCTAGAGTATCTAGGTGTAATAGAACCCAAGGTCTTCACGGTGAGGAGAAGATGGATATGGATGAGGTAAGGGAACGACTCATCTTCAGCTTCTTCAACGAAGACGGCTTCGTCCTAATCGAGTGTTGTGCCGATGGAGAATACTATCCAGATTTTCTTCAGTTGATAGAGGATGGATACGTGAACCTCGCCGCCGAGGTGTGTTGGTTCAGCTATACAGGTTCGCCTCGCGAACCTGTGTCGGGATATCGCCTACTCCACCTCACCAATCGCGGGATGTACAGGAAGAGGAAGATCCGTGGTACCACCGACAACCGGACGCCTTGGTCTTGGTCCACCAGCGACAAGAACGGAGAGTGCTTGACTTCGGCCTCGGGTGGCAGGAACACGGCTGGGAGGATCCGCCTCTAGTACGATAGTCCGATCTCACGCTCCGTCATGGTGACGAACTCCCAGCCGTGCCTGGCACAGTACTCCCTGGCGGCCGCCCACTTGGCCTGGTTCGTAGCCCAGGTCAGCTCCTCGGAGATGATCCTCGACCGTCTCTTCCGTGGGGTGTGGCGAGGCCTCATCGTCTCGGAGTAGGGCTTCACCTCTATCATCAGCGTCTCTTCGATCCCCTTCGCACCGACCTTTCGGATGACGAAGTCAGGGAAATATCTCCTGGATCTCCGTTTCACCGGGTCGTAGTACGGAACGATTATCTCCTCCGAGGACCACCAGACTATGTGTGGGCTCGAGTCGAATTTCCTCATCATCTTGAACTCAAGGCTCGACCGATAGACGATCATTTTTGAATCGCCTTTGTACTTGTTGGGGTGTACTGGTTTATATTTTCCCTGGTGAGCCATCAGATCTCCTCTTGGCCCAACTTTTCTTAAGTGACTCAGTAATGGCGGGAAACTTTTTACCTTTGGCGGCCAAATTAGGTTTTCCTTTAAGACTTTCACTCAATGCTTTCTTATGTGCTTCAGACTTCTTGATGCCTTTAGTACCTTCGCTAATAGCCTGTTTCCACCAGTCTGGCCGAGTAACTTTTCCAATAGGTTCTGATTCAGAAAAATGGCATCTTCGATGTTCTTCAATGTCGAAGTGGCAATCTTCCCCTAATTTGAGGAATCTACAAATCTCACACATATCGTTTTCCTTCCAGCCATAAATATGCAGATACCATCTATCTATCGATAGGAGTCATCATCATGATAACGTGTAACAATTGCCAGACCAAGCACAAAGCCATCTTCGAGGAGACCGGCCAGGGGCACGGGTGCTCGGCGTCGGTGTTCGTCAAGAACGGAGCGACCATGATCCTCGGCCACTACGGCTCTGCGTACTGCGACGGCGACCTCTATACGGTGACGCCCGGGACAGTCGTCGAGCTGGGCACCATCTGCGACGACTGCGTCAGGTCGCTGGTCAACTCCGGCCGAGCCACCCTCAGCTCAGAGGGCAACTACTTCGGACTTAAGCACCCATGATACCAAGGCCGGGAAACCGAGAGCTACCTGGGGTCACGATGGCCGCCTCGCGAGAGGCGGTCAACGGTCTCCCGTCACCCCTGCGCTGGCCGTCGGAGCACGGTCGTTACTTTACCATCATCAAGTTCGTCAAGTACGACCGCAAGAACCCCAAGACCCAGGCGACCGAGATCCACCACGCCGACATCATCCTGCCCCTCCCGAGCAACCTTCGCGAGTACTATGCCATGCAGTACGGGGACGTGGAGTTCGACAAGCTGGGAGGCGTCATGGACACCGCCGACAGCGTCATCAACGACTACATCAACAGCGGCGGCTCGACCCTGAGCGACCTCAACTGGGGCGACATCGGCGACAACTCGGTGGAACTATCCCAGGCACTCTCTAGGAGGACTGCTAACTTCTTCTCCAACGACCTCGGCGGCGTCATCGACCGGGTCACCGGGACCATCGTCAACCCGCACATCACGTCCGTGTTCAGGGGCGTCTCCCTCAGGGAGCACAGCCTGGCCTGGAAGATGCACGCCAAGAACCAGGCCGAGTCCAACACCATCAGGCAGATCCGCGACTTCATCCGGAGCGCCATGCATCCCACCAAGAAGAGCAATTTCCTGCTCAACTTCCCAGACGAGGTCTACGTCAGGTTCTTCGCAGAGGACAGGCCCTTCCTCAACCCGATATTCAAGTGCGTCGTCACGTCCGTCGTGTCCGACCTCGGATCAGAGGGAACCAACGCCTTCTTCAAGGAGACCGACGAGCCGGTCATCATCAACATGGAGCTGACCCTCAAGGAGGTCGAGGGCCTCACCAGGGAGGACTTCGGCACCACGGAGGAGCCACTCGGCGAGGACGGAGGGTCGATGGAGACCCCGACCAGCCAGTCTGGATCGATCACGGGCACCGGCTCCTTCGGAGAGGACGAGGCGTGACGGACTTCTTCAAGACCTTCCCCATCATAGACTATGACGATTCCCTCTCGAGGAACATCATCCTCCGAGCTGGCCTAGCGAAAGGAATAGTAGAGAAATATGGCGTATTCTATCCCTACCGAGTCAAGGATCACGAGCGCATGGACACGATCGCCTTTGACTACTACGGCGACTCCAAGTACTTCTGGCTCGTCGCCCTCGCAAACGACATCCTGGATCCATATCGAGATTGGCCCCTCTCCGACACGGATTTCATGGCCTACGTCGTTCAAAAGTACGACAGTTACGAGTATGCCGCGAGTACGGTTCACCACTACGAGAACACAGACCCCAACATCAAGTGGTGGATGACGCCTGAGACTAGGGCCGAGCTGGAGCCGGCCGACAGGATCGGTCATGACGTAGAGAAGACGATCTGGCTGTGGGAAGATCAGATGAACGAGGACAGGAAGACCATCAAGCTCCTGTCGAACAAGTACGCCTCCCGCGCATACGATGAACTGAGGACCACCTTCCTTGGCAGCAGAGACTAGCACCGACAACCGAGGCATGGCCCACGTCGTCGAGTTCGATCGCATGACGCTGTCGAACCACGCCGGCCAGAACGTAGACCTCAGGGCCGTGTTCACCGAGATCAGCATCTCCACCAGCATCTTCGAACCCGGCATCCGCGGATCGATCCTGGTCTACGACGCACACGCACTCGTCACCAGGTTCCCGATCGTCGGGGAGGAGACCCTCTTCCTCACGTACAAGACGCCGGGCAACACCCCGAAGGACGGAGAGTTCAAGGTCTGGAAGATAACCGACGAGCGCCCGGACTCCAAGGGGCTCTCGAGCACGTACCGGCTGCACTTCTGCAGCCCTTCCATCATAGTCAACGCGCAGAAGGTCGTCGCCAAGTCATACACCAACACCGACGACGTCTACGCCATCATCAGGAACATCCAGTCCGAGTACCTGGAGACCGAGAAGCCCACCGTGACGGGCACCCTCCCGATGAAGGACCCAGGCAAGCGGCTGGTGATCCCCATGTACCGACCTTTCGAGGCCATCGACATGCTCCTCCGAAGGGCATACAGCGGCGATCGGACCAAGTCTGACTATTACCTATTCTTCGAGAGACACGACGGCTGGCAGGTCAAGATGTTCGACGAGCTCGTGACCAACCCCGTGAACAAGAGGCAGCTAGAGGCGGGCGTCATCACCCAGATGCAGCTCGACACCAGCCCAGACCCAGCCATCCAGCAACTGGAGACGTGGTACGCATACGCCTCCGACAAGTACCAGATGGACTCTCGCGACGGAAAGGACATCCGCCGCATCATCGGGCTCAACCTCGGCGGGAGGTTCGACACGATCCAAAAGATCCGCCAGGGCCAGCTAGAGAACGAGATCGTCCAGTACAGCATCGTCGAGAAGTCACTCTCGTCGCTCAACTACAAGCTGCTCAAGAACGAGCAGCGCTATCTCGGCGGGTCCACGGACCCGTACCGCACGAGCGACAGACACGGCGGCACCGGCAAGGAGAGGACTAACACCACTGACTTCATCTCCGGACACAGCACGATCGAATCCGGCTTCTCTGGAACCCAGGCATCCCAGGTCTACTTTCGACTGAAGGACCCGGAGGAGAAGGACGGCGTCGTGAAGAAGTCCGGCTGGCTCTACCAGGCCATCAGGACGGCACTGACGCAGATCCAGATAACCATCACCGTGCCCGGCGACACCATGGTCGACGTGGGCGACGTCGTGCACCTCACCATCCCCAAGTTCGAGTCGGTTCTCGAGCGGGGCGAACCCGACGACTTTCTCTACGGGCGATATATAGTCGGGGCCATCCGCGACAGCATCCTCACCCCAGACAAGCACGTCATGACACTCGACCTCTGGCGCGATTCTTTCTGGAAGCCCATCAGCATGAGCAAGGTTCTAGATGAGAATGACACGCAGTGACGAATAGGAATCCCGAGTCATACTTCAGGGACAACGACCTGGTCCCCTTCATCGGGGTGGTGGAGAACACTGACGACCCGATGCAGATCGGTCGCGTCCAAGTCAGGGCCATCGGGTTTCACCCAGAGAGGTCAGACGCGGGCGTCCCCACCGATCACCTTCCGTGGGCGTACGTGGCACTCCCGACTACGGCATCGGGCATGTCCGGAGTCGGCTCCACGCACGGACTGATCGACGGCTCATGGGTCTTCGGCTACTTCCTCGACGGCAGGGACGCGCAGCAGCCCTTCATAACCAACTCATTCGTCGGTGCACCAGGGCTCTCGCCCCTCCAGAAGGAATACGTAGGGTCCAACCTGGCACTCTCGTCGATGGGACCAGGCGGGTTATCCGGTGCCTTCCAGACGATGGCGGCGAAGGCCGTCGGCGGGCTCGGCACGGCGACCAAGTTTGGGTCTACGGCGGGAGGACTCCTATCCCTGGCCAACTTCCTCAAGAACGACGATGCTGTTAAGACGCTCATCCAGTACATCGGCGTCGGACCCACGGGCCAGGACACCCCGCGCATGGCGCAGGTCATTGACGTCGCCACGGTAGAGTCGGTGCAGACGACGGCCGTGAAGGCGGCCAAGACATCGGCGGGCCTCGGGCTCTCGGTCCTCACTAACCTTCCTCAGGCACTCATGGGCCTCTTCGCGGCCGGCGGCGCCACAGGCATCCCCCAGGGAGTCGGTGGGTCACCGCTCTCTTCTGCCTCGTTCGGCACCACGGCCAAGGCCGGCCAGGAGATTACCGCCTCCAACATCACGGTCGACGTCAAGACTGACTACGACTTCCTCGCGGAGGGTGCCGGCCAGGACCTTGGCATGATTACCGTACTCAGCACCGGGACCTCTAAGAGCCGCAGGTACACGATAGAGGCGCTCAGGAGAGACGCGAACGCGCGCACCGGGAGCGACGGAAAGGGCGGTGGCGCACACATCGTCATCGACCAGACCGGCCAGATCATAAAGATGAGGGACTTCACCTCGGAGGGTGCACATACGAAGGGGATGAACACCATCTCTGTCGGCGGCCAGGGAATGTCCAACCTCGGCGTCCAGCTGATCGGCGGTCTCGCGGCAGGAAAGGGCACCAACCAGACAGACTCCCCGATCAACTCTAAGTATTATCCGGTTCAGCTGGCGGCCCTGGAGAAGGTCGTCGGTGCCTTCGTCCGCAAGTTCCCTAAGGTCGTCATCGGTGGCCAGAACGAGATCAGTGGCGCCTCCGGCCCGGGCTTCAACGTCTCCGAGTGGGCCTCTGCGAGATGGCCCAACAACGTCAACACCGCGATGGGCGGCGAGAAGAAGGTCTCCGCCCCGGTCAGCTCCACGGCAGGCGCGGCAACGCTCTCGCCGTCGAATCTCGACACCACGGGCTCCGGACAGTATGGCGACTCACCCGAGGACCAGAAGACCACGACGGGTAACAGGAGGGGCTTCCAGGGGGGTCCGTCCCATCCGATACCGGCCTACGCCGCCAAGCGACAGTCGGACGTGCCCGCGATGGCGCGCACCAACGCCCTGACGACTGGAAGGGGAATCAACTCGCCGGGCGCGGCGGTCGGCGGACCGGCACAGCAGTACGCGGCCAAGATCGAGGAACCCACGATGTGGTCGTTCCCGAAGGCTAGGGCGGCAGACACGCTCGAGGCCAGGTCGATCCCCGAGAAGTGGAGCGCGGCGATCCAGCCACACGGCGGCGAGTACATGCAGGCACACGTGGTCAGGTCCACCGAGGGAGGCCACCACATCCTCCTCGACGATACGTCGGGAAGGCAGAAGATCGAGGTGATGCACTCCTCCGGCTCGATGATCCAGATCCAGGCCGACGGCTCTGGCCTGTTCTACGTCAAGAAGGACGGATACGAGGTTGTCCTCGGCGACAAGATGGTGGGCATCCAGGGATCCATGCACCTGTCGGTCGGCGGGGACATGAAGGTCACGGTCAAGGGCGACCTCGCCTACGACGTCACCGGCAAGATCTCTTTCAACGGCGCCTCCGGCATGACGGAACTCATCCGCGGGGACAGGAACACCATCACGGAGGGATCGCACCTCTTCCAGGCCAAGAAGAATGCCGTCCACAAGGTCGGCAAGGACATGTCCCAGTCGGTCGGCGGCAAGATGTCGACGTCCGTCAAGGGCACTCGGCACGACGTCACCGACGGAAACGCCTCGAGGACGACCCGCGGGGAAGACAGCACGTACGTAGCAGGAAACAAGGTCGACTTGACCCTGGGAACCGCGGCGAGCCACGCCCAGAACATGATAACACAGAGCCAGGGCGAGTCGATCACCGTGGCCGGCGGCAACATGATGACGTCTGCCAAGGGCAAGATGTCGATCGTCGGCGAGGGAGACATGATCCTCGAGACGAAGGGTGCCTCCAAGATAGTATCTGGCGACATGGCCAGCATCACGTCTGGCGGCGGGGTCGACATCAACGCCTCCGGTGACATCAACATCGACGGGTCGACCGTGAAGGTCGAGGCCGGGGCGTCTGCCGCGGTCACCGGCACAGACACGGCCGACGTCGAGGCACCTCCGGCACAGCTCACGAGGGAGTCGAACATAGCGGACTCCAAGTCCAACCTCAACGCGGAACAGATCACCCAGGGAGAGATGGACGCGGCCGAGGCCATGGACAACTCTGGCGAGACCGGCGCCTCTACTTCAGGCAGCATCAACTCTGGCGGAGGGGCGTCGGCACAGGACGCGGCCTTCACCCAGGCGGAGTCCGGAGGCACGGTCACCACGATCGAATCACTCGGCAACTTCGAGAAAGACGCTTGCGACATCGCCAATGACCTAGTCGGCAGGGGATGGAGCCAGCAAGGTGCGTCTGCGATCGTCGGCAACATGATCAATGAGTCCGGCCTCAGGACCGCGATCCAGGTGACGGACGTCAACTCACTCCAGTCTGGTGGGCTCATCCAGTGGAACGGATCCCGCTTCAATGCACTCAGGAGTTACTCGGCCAACCGCGGACTCAACTGGCAGACGAGGGAGGCCCAGCTGGGATTCCTCGACTTCGAGGCCAGGAACGCGGAGAGGGGAGCCGGTTCTAGGCTCATCAGTGCCACCGAGATGGAGGGTGCCATCCGAGCAGGTGCAGATTACGAGAGATTCGACGGCTATCAGCTCCCGTTCACCGGCGGCGCATGGGAGAACCAGAACGGAAACAGGGCGTCCAACGCACTCGGCGTATTCAATGCGTGCTTCGGTGGCAACATACCTTCCATAGGAGGCCAGGCGGCATCCACGATCCAAGGCTACACCGGAGGCAAGGGCGGATCTACGGGATCAGGTGGGTCCGGTGAAGGCGGTGGAGGCGGTGGAGGCGGAGGCTGGGGCGGTGGAACCGGCGGAGACGCGACCACGGTCGACCAAGGCACCGGCAACATCGGCTCGTCCGAGGGAGTCCGCGGGCCACTCATCGACGGGGGCGCGGTCGACTGGGGCAGGAAGGTGTCCGATCACTACACACTCGGCGACCTCGCGCCTACGTCCAAGTTCTACCAGGGCATGAACCCGACCCCGAGAGGCAACATATCCAGCGACGAGCTGATCAGGAACCTCTCTGGGTGCGCGGTCAACGTGCTCGAGCCGATCTCGGCGCACATCGGTAAGGCACACGTCATGTCCGGTTATCGCTCCCTGGCGTACAACCAGTCACTCGCGAGGAACAGCTCCGGCGTGGCAACTAATTCTGATCACATCTACGGCAAGGCCGTAGACGTCCAGGTGCCAGGTAGGAGCCCGGCGTTCGTGGCTAACTGGGTCGAGGCCAACCTGCCAAACGTGGCCGGCATCGGTCGCTATCCGACGTTCACCCACGTATCGTTCTATCTTCAGGGCAACTCTGGCCGCTTAAGAAAATGGGGAAGAAACTAACATGGCGATGAAGCTATTCCTGCCGCCTGGTGCCTCCGTCGTCTCCGAGGACGTGGTCAAGCTGTCCGACGGTACGCTGATGCCGAAGTGGGCGTTCGTGGCCGTGCCGATAGAGGTCGAACCTCGAGTCGCCAGGAGGAAGAGCTCGCGCGCCGCGGCCAGCACGTTCGTCGACGCGGTGACAGGTGCCGTCGCGTCCCAGAGGCGCACACCAGTATCCGACTCATCCCCCGGCGATTCGTACGCAGGTCAGTATGACTTCTCGGAGTTCTCGAGGACGATCGACGCGGCCAAGTTCCTCACCGCCGTGGAGAATGCACTCCCGGCGCTGATCGACGACTCCCTGGCGGGTGAAACCGACCCAGGATACTTCGAGGCGGTCCCGGCCGCGCCCAGGCTGGTCACCACCGTCACGGTGTCGAACACAGACTTCTCTAGCCCGGGAGAATACACTCTCGGCGAGAGGTTCCTCTCCGACGTGCTCGTTAAGAACAGGGCCCCACAGAACCTCGCCGACCAGGTGGCCAGGACCAAGACCCAGATAGTCACGGCGCTGAAGCACGTATCCGTCAACATCATCGACAGGGTCAACACCACCAACGAGTTCATAGAGGCACTCAGGGACGCGGGTAAGCTGGGGTTCTCAGAGCGCACCCTCCCCTTCATCATCCACACTGGGTTCGTCCAGAGGGACTTGTTCGCGCCGAATCCTGCGTTCTATCGCGGCGAGGCGATCAGGCTTGAGTTCCAGGGAACGCCGGCCCAGGTCTACCAGAAAGCCGTCGACATGGCCCTGAAGCTCCCGTTCGACGAGCTCTACCTCGACTACAGGTCGATCACCGGGCCCCTCATCTCCGTGGTGGCCGTCGCCGGAAGCCAGAGGAAAAAGATATTTACCCGCTTCGACGACGTCCTCGTCTCCTCCGGGAAGCTACTCAACCTCGTCCGCAACGTCGACCTCACTGACCTGCAGGAGACGAGACCTGCGATCGGGGAGACAGACGCCGAGATCCTGTTCGACCCCGGCGACGACTACTCAGGCATCGGCAGGATGATACGGGAGAACCCGGCGATGTTCGGCGGGACCGTGAACGCGATGAACATCCTGACCCAGCTCGGGTTCGGCGCCAACCCGTTCCTGTCGAATCTCGCGGGAAAGGCACCTGGAGCGGGAGGCGTATCCGCCGTGTCTCAGGTCGCGCTGAGCGCCTTGGGCAGCGCCATCCAGTGCCCAGACGTCAAGAAGGATCCCAAGCTATTCCCGACGAGCTCGCACCCGCACCTTCGCCAGATGACGGACGTCAGCCAGCTCGACGACTCCTCTACCCAGGACAACCAGCAGTTCCCACTCAGGGCGAACAACCCGCTCAGGGTCCGCAAGGTCGCCGGGGTGACCGACCTAGTCACCAGGTTCGGATACCTCGGTGAGTCCGGCGGCATCGCCATCTTTCGCGACCACGTCGGTGGGGCGGCGGCGGGTCTCAACTACCTGATGCAGACGGGCGCCGGAGGAACGATGGGTGCCGCGACCAAGTCGGTGCTCGGGAACTTGATGGGTGCGCAGAACGCGGGTGCCGGATCTGCTGGAGACGACCTCACCGCCATCACCCCGTCGAAGATCTTCCAGAACATGAGTCAGCACCTCTTTGGCGTGTCGGATCCCTCCGGTGTCATGCAGGAGTGTGCCACGATCTCATCGGACTCGATGGATTCCCTCATATCATACGCCGGGGCACTCTCCAAGAGTGTGTCGGCGCTGGAGACGAGTCCGCTGACCCACGACGAGTGGGCGTCGGCGTATCAGATCGCCAAGAACGAGTCCAACGGACACGTCACCAGGTCCACCACCGGCGTCGACCTCCCGGTGACGGAGGAGACCGGCACCGCGAATACTGGAGTTATGACCCCAGCACAGGCCAAGGAGACGCGATTCACCGGTGATTACGAGAAGAGGGGCCAGTCTGAGGCGTGGAACCCGCTCTCTAACTTCACCCATTACTCTACGAATGCATGGGGCTCAGACGGGTCTAACTGGATCGCACAGGGGCTCATCGACTATGAGCAAAAGACGTCAAACACCGACACCACCAAGATCGCCAAGAAGTACGAGACCGAGGAGCTAGACCAAGACCCGAAGCACCCTACTGGATATACGACGCTTGACTGGACCAAGACCGTGTAGCCCTAATAAAGCTCAGAGACCAGACGTGAGTGGATGTTCTGTGGGCGATAGAAGTTCACGTTGGCGTCGGTGATGATCCTAACCAATTGTTTGTCTCTGCTGTCGGTGTCAAGAGCAAGTCCGAATATCTTAAAGAGCTCATCTCGACGCCTATTGCCGTCGACGGTGATATAAAAACGACAATTATCAGGGCGGGTGTCGTACCAAGGTTCATGTTTCCTGACATAGTAATCCTTGGCTACGAGATCCTTAATCAGGTCCGACGCCTCGTGATACCAGACCCCGTCGAGGACGGTGAACCGGAGTAGGGAGAGTTCGCGTACCAATTCTACTTTAATCATATCAGCACGACGGGTTATGGAAGCGCCTCAGGATCTCATCCATCTGGGCGGCTGGACTTAGTTGACTGATCCCCATGGTCTTATAGATGGCGTACCGACACGCGACTCCCTCTGGGGTCACCGTGAAGCGCCCGAGTCGATCCTTGCCGTTCAAGAAAAGTGTGGTCGGTGGCCCTTCCTCGTAGCGGCATATAAGCCCGTGGGAGACGAGTTCCGCTAGGACGGGTGTCAGTTCACCGTACGATCCACTGGCGTACCTCAGGGTCATGATCAACCGGAGCATATCCGGAAGCATCGAGCCGTCGGGCTTACCCCTCCTCAAAAATTTCGTAAGGTCGATCATAGGTGGAGCACCCTCAGTCGCTTCTTGTCGTAGATTTCGACGAGGCCGCGCTGCGCCAGTACGTTCCAAGTCGATCTCATGAACGGCGCCTTCTCCCCGGCCGCAATGAGGACTCCGTTCTTGTCAAACCCGCCGTCCCCGTTATGGCACTTCAGCCACCTCAGCGCCAGGGCCTGCGAGTCCGTTAGGTCAACGGGTCGTGGTATCAACTTGGTCATAGTAGGTGCACAAGGTACAATATCCCGCCGCCGATGAACAGGCCGAGCATCTGACCCACCAACATCACGGCATAGTCACGCGAGCTTAACATCTTTCCTCTCTTTCCACCCAGCTTCCCTCTTGATGACCGAGTATAGGTCTATCGGTGCGTAGTTCATCCTCTCGACGCCGACGTCGATGGAGCCTGGGACGTCCGGTATCTTTCCGTGCGTGTGCCCGTGCAGGTGTATCGTCCCCTTGTAGAAACCCTGCCACTCCCTGAGCGGGTAGTGGTGAAGGTGGAACCACTGACCGCCGATCTGCTCGATGACCGTGTGTTCTATCCTGAGCCACGGGAGGGAGCGGGTCTCGTTTCCATCGTGGTTGCCGACGACGAGGGATTTCCTGCCGTTCAGCTGGTCGAAGTACTTCCTCGGGTTGTCTGACTTATAAGAGAAATCACCAAGGAACCAGACGTGATCCGAGTTGCTGACCTCCTGGTTCCAGCGATAGATCATGTCGGCGTCCATCTCGTCGATCGAGGCATAGGGACGGTTAGCCAGCTTGATTATCTTGCCATGGCTAAAGTGCGTGTCTGATATGAAGAATGTGGTCATTTGCGCTCCTCAGTTTTATCTCTTCTATTCGTCGTATCCCCTCCGCGGTGCAGGAAACGTGAACGACACTTAAAGCAGAGGCATTTTGGAAAGGGAAAGATAAGGGAGGACAGTATTCTAGTGCCACGTATCCGTTCAAGAGGGAGTCCAGCACGCGCCTCCTGGTGTGCGGGTGGGCAAAGAAAGAACACCTCGGTATACTCATTTGGAGGAAAATCAACTCGTCTAATATGAACGGCATGATGGGCGCGTCGCTAGTCCCCATCGTTAGGAACTCCATCCCGTTAGCCGACCGCGGCCCCACCGGAACCCGCTCCGGCCACCTGCGCCTCCGCCGTACCCGTTTAATTTCATTAGGCGCTCTCGGCCTTCCTCCGTGATGGCCAACCGGGCATGTCCTTGGATTGCAGGTTTCTGTTCAACTAACCGAAAGAAGCCATTCGCCACGAGGCCGCGCAGGATATATGTGCACTTGCCAGGGCCATGGACGGTGAGATGGCCCCCGTTTTCGAGTAGGAGCTTCTCGTGTTCTAATTCGGGATTCATGACCTCACCTCAGGTTTCACGAAGTCCTGGAGTGTGACGCCCTGCATCCACGCCTGGGCCTCCATGGCGGTGTTGATGTGTGGTGGGACCCCGATGGCGAAGTCGCGCCCGGTCCCGCACTTGACCTTGCAGAATCGCGATCGCACCAGGAGACCTGGGAGCTGGACCTCGAGGAGCGTCCCGATGAGTGGGTCTCCGTCTTCGTCGATCACCCTGGCCTTGAGCGCGGTCAAGATGCGGGACCAACCAAGTATCTCGACCGCGACCCGGCGCTGCTCGAGGTTCTCCCAGGTCAGGGCGGTAAGTGGCTCGAGTGTCTCTGGGTTGGTTATCCAGAACTTAGGTATCTGAGTTCCGTTCCAGAAGTAGAGCTCCCAACCGTCCGAGTACCTGAGTGCCGGGCCCTTGGGGTCGTGTAGGACCCCGTCGTTGTTGATCCTGACCCTCTGGGGTCGCTCGGAGATGAGGATGTCCTTGTCATATGCCATCCAGAACATCCCGCGCCGCTGAAGTTGCTCGATGTCCCTGAAGAGGGGGGTGTACTTGCCGAGGCCGAGGCCGAGGTGCATGGCGAAGGCCACCATCGAAAAATCGGTCCACTCGATCAAGTGGGTGCCGAATCCGCTGTATCGCCGCTCCCTGGCGTTGCCGGAGATGGCCACCCCATTTTTCCTCAGCGTCTGGGCCGCTATCGATTCGAATGGCCGATAGCCTGTGGTGAAGAACTCACCGGAGCCGATGGCTGATCTCACCGCGAGCATCATGGCCCTGGCCGCGGAGCCGCGGTTAGTTCCTTCGCTCACACGAGAGATGATCTGCGCGGTGCTCATCGTGTAGTCCGTTATCTTATCGTCGAGAAAGCGCCGGAGTATCTGGTGGGCGTTACTTATGGGTTTGATCGGGAGCCTAACGCTGGGGTGTCTCTTAGCCTCCGGCAACATCACGTGGGCGGTCTCTGCCGCGGCAGGGGAAGTAAAGTGGACGACCTTCCTCACTTTCTTCCCGCACGCTCGAAGGATCCTCTCTAAGACCACGTCGATGGGATCCTTGTCGAGGTGTGGATGGGTTGTCACCCCTACCCCGAGTCGATCGTGGTTCCACTGATCGACGAACTCATTCGCGGCGTCCATGACGTCGTGAAGGTTGCGATACTTGATATATGGGTCCTCGTGATAGACCTTAGCCATCATGGCGTAGCTCTCCTCCTACATTGTTCCACTGTAACACACACGACCATGGATGTCAATATGTCGGCTCAAGCGCCTTGGTTCTCGTCCCGCCGCCTTCGTCATCCATAGAGATGAACGCTAGGTCCTTAGATACCAGGGCCCGAAACTCGGTGAGGTGCATGGTGTCCGGCAATTCAGTATCATCTGAACGCCTCATGAATCTAACACGCATCTTGGCGTTGGATCTCTTTGATAGGTCGGCCAGGTTCTTGAACTCAGGTAAGCTGAGGATGAAGTCTCTAGTCTCCCCGAGGGTCAAATCCTCGGGCATCCCAAGCCGCATTAACTTATCAGGGTTAAAGATTTCCATCGGGAATCCTCCTTTTGCAACATTGAACACTGTATCACATAGGACCTCGAATGTCAATAAATAGTCTGTGATGGCAACGACCGAGCTCCAGCGGGTCCGAACCCGATATTCAGACTTCAAGGTTGGGTTAGATGAGCACCCTCTATCGGGCGACGTCGCACTCAGCACGAACGCGTCGGCGGTCAAACGGGCCGTCAGATCCTTACTCTTCACGGGAAGATACGAGAGGCGGTTCAGGCCTCACATCGGGTCGGGCCTCCAGAAGTACCTGTTCGAGAACGTCAGCCCGGTCACCGCCGAGCTGATCCGCGATTCGATCATCACGACCATCACCAACTTCGAGCCGCGGGCCAACCTGATAAGCGTCAGGGTCCGCGTAGAACCAGACCAGAACTCATACTCGGCCACGGTAAAGTTCGGTATCGTTAACTTGCCGGATGTGGTCGAACTCAATGAACTCATAAGGAGAATCAGATGAACGCAGGCGACAGCGATGGGATCCCAGGCCTCGGCGGGTGTTCCCCGATGATAGCAATGGCGATCCTATTCATAGGCTTCGGCTTCACCATGGGATATTGGATAGCATGATGAGCTGGCTCGCAGAACACGCGTGGCTGGTGCCACTCCTCCTCAACATAATCCTCTCCCTTCCGTTCCTCTGGACGCTTGTTAATCCAGGCAACGGACCCGACGGGGCGGCCGAGGCGTCCTTTGGATTCATCATCATGATCGGTGGAACGGCCATCGTGTGGGGCCTATACCTGGTGTACTTCATATTGGCCGCGATCTACGTAGGACTACAGACATAACATGACAATCAATCGGGGATTCCTGCAGCTATCAGAACTCGACTACATCTCCCTCCGGGAAGCGATGAAGACGTTTCTGTCGCAGCAGGACATCCTCAGGGACTATGACTTCGAGGGCTCTAACATGAGCGTCCTCCTCGACGTCCTGGCGTGGAACTCCCATCTCGAGGCCCACTACCTCAACATGGTAGGTTCGGAGATGTGGGTCGATACCGCCCAGCTCAGGGACTCCCTCTTCTCGCACGCTAAGGAACTCAACTACGTTCCTAGGAGTAGGTCTTCCTCGAGGGCGTCCGTTACGCTGACGATTGACGTCGGCAACTCGGCACCCAGCAGCGTCACCGTCCCCAAGTACTTCGTGGTGTCGACCAGCATGGTCGATACCACCGGGCAAGAGATCTCCTATCAGTTCCTCACCAACGAGGCGCTCGTCATCACGGCGGACGACCTCGGGGCATACACATCCGCCAACGTAGACGTCTTCGAAGGACAACTCGTCAGGGAGGTGTTCACCGTCAACACGTCCTCTAAGTACGTGCTCCAGTCGGCCAATGTCGACATCGACAGCATAGAGGTCTACGTACAGACGTCAAACACAGACACCGCCAACGTGGAGTTCACCAGGGCTCTCAACCTCTTCGGCGTCACCAACGCGGACACCGTCTTCTTCCTCCAGGGTGCATACGACGGGCGCTACGAGCTCGTCTTCGGCGACGGCGTGCTCGGACAGTCGCTCGATTCAGGCAACCTCGTCCGGGTGTTCTATCGTGACTCCTCAGGATCAGAACCCAACGGCTCCTTCGTCTTCAGCACGGACACTGAGGTGGAGGGCTTCGAGGTCTCGTCGATCGACACCATCATAAGATCCTACGGAGGATCGGAGGAGGAGTCACTCGACTCCATCCGCTTCTACGCCCCACGACACTTCACCACCCAGGAGCGGGCGGTCATCAAGACCGACTTCGAGAACCTGGTCAGGGAAAGGTTTCCCCAGTTCGAAGCCGTAGCGGTCTACGGAGGAGAAGAGGTCACACCTAAGCAGTACGGAAAGGTCATCCTGTCGATCAAGCCATTCGGGGCGGAGATCATCAGCGACCAGCTCAAGGGAGACGTCGTTGCCTATCTCACCGGTAAGAACATCGTCACCGAGCCGATCATCGTAGACGCCGAGTTCATGTACATCAAGATCGACAGCGACGTAGTCTACGACGAGCAGTCCACCAGCAAGACCCGCGAACAGGTGAGGGTATTGGCGATAGAGGCGATCACCGACTACTCGGCGAATAACCTCGACGACTTCGGTATCGACTTGAGACTCTCCAGACTGGCGTCCGCTATCGATGATGCCGACGACTCCATCGTGTCCAACGACACCCGCGTCCAGCTCATCAAGAGGTGGCGCCCGCAGACGGGAAGCACACAGTCACTCGTGTTCTCCTTCGGCAACGAACTCAAGGACGAGACGAGAACATCCGACCCAGAGAATCACGATGCCATCGTCTACACCTCCCCGTTCGTCTACAGGAAGAACGGCATCAACTACGACTCACTCATCAAGGACGACGGAGACGGGACGCTCTTTCTCTACGCCATCCAGGACGACGGCACCCTGGTCGTCCTCGAGAACAACGTCGGATCAATCGACTACGATACCGGGGGTCTGACGATATCCGCCAACATCTATTCCTATGACACCAGGATAAAGATCTACGCCGTCCCAGAGAAGAGCGACGTCAGCGTCAGGGCCAACCTGTTCCTATCGCTCGACGAGGCTGACATCACGGTAACCATGACCGCGGCGGAGGACTAGGTGTCCAAGGACGTCTTCAAGAAATCATCCTACGCGGTTCCCGCCCAGTTTCCCTCGTTCTATCTCGAGGAAGGACCACGCTTCATCGCGTTTGCCAAGACCTTCTACCAGTGGATGGAGGATGAGGGCCCGACCTACAAGAGCAGGCGGTTGCTCGACTACAGGGACGTAGATCTCACCGAGGAGGAGTACCTCAAGCACTTCGTGGCAAAATACATGGAGGGGCTCCCGGTCGAGCGCCTCGGCGACAAGCGCTTCCTGCAGAAGCACATCCTCGACATCTACCGCTCCAAGGGAAGCATCGAGGGGCTCCGGCTTCTCTTCAGGTTCCTCTACGGGGAGGAGATCGAGCTCTACATCCCCAGCCGGGACATGATCAAGCCGTCGGACGCCACGTGGAAAATACCTCGCTACCTGGAGATCTCGTACTCAGACAGCAATCCAGGCTTTTTCCAACAGGCCATCACTGGAACGTCGTCTGGTGCCACCGCCATCGTCGAGGACTACGTCGTCAGATTGGTCAAGGGACGACCGGTGTATGTGTTCTTCCTGTCGAACATCGAGGGAGACTTCACCCTCAACGAATCGGTGACCCATTCAGAAGTGGACATCTTCGACGCCCCGGTCATCATCGGGTCTGTGGGATCGATAACCAATGTGGCGGGTCCCAGCGATAGGGCCATCGGAGACAAGTTCAGGGCGCTCGACGCATTCGGCAACGGGCTCGGCTTGGAGGCCAGGGCCAACGAGCTATCAAGCCGCGGCGACGGCGTCGTCGAGTTCGAGCTCCTATTCGGTGGGTTCGGCTACACCCTCTCCTCACAGGTCGATGTCGTGTCCGGCCCGCTGCTCACCCAGGACGACTTTCCGATCACGACAGAGAACTTTGAGTACATTGACGTCCTCCCAGGCACCGGCGCGACCTTCGCCATCACCGAGATCTCCAACACGAGCCTCCTCTTCTACGGCACGACCACCATCCAGCCATACGACGGCGATCTTCTGACAGACGCGACCTTCCTCTACAACCAGATCATCATCACCGAGGCGGACAATCCTCTCCTCACCGAGGCGTCAGACGTCATCATCACCACCGGATCGGGAGCTACCCTCAACGATGACGTCTTCATCTACGACTGGGAGGACCTCGTTTCCTTCAACGCAGGCACGATCACGGCGATAGCCACCGTCGACGACGGCACTGGATACATCGATAACGCGGTCGTCTACGTCACCGAGGCAGTGGTCGTCGAGCTCGGTATTGCTGACGGACTCGGGGGTTACTGGGGTGAGGACGCCGTGGTAGACGCGCTGGTCGTCGTAGGAACAAACGTCATCGTCGGTGCCAGGGTGTTCGACTCCGGTTTCGGCTATGAAGATGGCGATGAGATCACCTTCTATTACAGCGAGAACAACGTCCTGGCCATGGAGGACGGGGCGCCGATCTCCACGGAGGCGGGCGAGGTGCTCTATCACGGGGATACAGATGAGGTAACGATAACCGGCACGGTGGTACTCTCCGCGGTAGGTACTGGGGCGGGTGACTGGATCGACACCAGAGGCATGACCAATGCCGATAAATACATCCAGGATAGCTTCTACTATCAGGAGTACTCATATGACGTCGGGACGAGCAGGTCTCTCGATAAGTATGAGCAGTTCATCAAGAGGGTCTATCACCCGGCGGGAGTCGAGTTGTTTGGAACCGCCATCATGGGCGGTGATCAGCTCGTAGAGCCGTCTACGCTGACATCGGAGGTCACCCAGTCTTGACGTCTACGATCACCACATATACTCGGACCCAGATGTTGGAGTCACTTTCCGACACACTCACCGTCGACGGTTCCGCCTATGTCTTCTATTCTAAGTACACCACGTGGGCCAATGATCTAGACGCACCCGCGGCCAACACCGCGGTGGAAAGCTCGTACGCGGCGTGGCGCGAGATGATCTACGGAAAAAAGATAGCATCGGACGACGTGTGCTTCCTGGTGGACAGGAACTTCTGGACATCGAATACCGTCTACTCCTACTACACCCACACCATCGACCTTGAATCCATCGACTACTACGTCACGACCGACGAGAGGAAGATCTACAAGTGCCTGTTCAACGGATATGGCAACTCCAGCACATCTAAGCCTACGAGCGTGGCCAACGTTCCGTTCACGACGGCAGACGGATATATGTGGAAATATATCTACACCGTCTCCCAGGCCAAGATCGATAAGTTCGGGGACTCCTCGTTCACCCCGTTCGAGGCTAACGTCACGATACAGGATCAGTCGGTACCCGGCGCCCTGGACGTCATCGTCGTCACAACTTCTGGGAACAACTGGACGGCGACGGATTCCGGCGTCGTGCAGGAGAAGATCTCCAACACCCTCCTCAGGATAGCCACCTCGGCGATCTCCACCAACGGGGTCTACGACGGATCGGGCTTCTACGTCAGCGCCGGCAACGGTGCCGGATACCTGTCCACGATCACTACATACGTATCTAACTCTACAGGCAACTGGATCAACCTCGGCGATACCGCGAACGACGTATCCTTCGGCTCGGCCTATATCATCTCACCCAGGATGATCATCGATGGTGACGGCACGGGGGCCAAGGCTTACTCGGTGGTGAACACCACGTCCGCAGTCATCACTGGAATCACCATAATCAACACCGGCAGCAGTTACACGTGGTCCGACGTCACCGCCAACGCCGCGCCGACATTTTCCAACTCGTCAGCCGAGTTCACCCCGATCATCGGACCCCCCGGGGGCCATGGCAGCGATCCTCTCGATGAACTCGTGTCGAGGAGGTTGTGCATCTCAGTGTCCACGTCGAACAATGACACCATCCCGTCGAACATAGAGTTCAGAACCGCCGGAATAATCGTTACCCCTCTTCACCTAGCCAACTCGGCGGCATATTCAAACTCAGAATTCAGACAGTTCGAGTACGCCACGATCGTACTCGGCGTAGGTATCGTGAGCCCTCCTGCACCAAAAGAGCTCATAACCGGCCAAACGTCGGGCGCCACGGCCACGGCCCTCTGGTCGAACACCACTCTCCTGAGATACGGGGACGTGAGAGGTACCTTCGCCAACAGCGAGACTATAGTGTCCAACACCTCATCGTCGGTGGCGACGATATCTGCCATAAATAATCCGCAGCTCCTCAAGAACAGCGGAGAGATCTTCTATCTCGACAACTTCGAGCCCATTACGCGGACCGATGTATCTACCGAGAAGGCCAGGATCATCATAAGGGTCTAAATGTCAAATCTAAACACCGACCTCAACGCCAACCCGTATTTCGACGACTTCGACGAGGAGAAGGACTTCTATCGCCTCCTGTTCCGGCCCCGCGTTCCGATCCAGGCCAGGGAGCTGACCCAGCTACAGACGTCCATCCAGAAGCAGATCCAGAGGTTCGGCGACCACGTATTCAAGGACGGATCCGTCGTCGAGGGGTGCCACGTCACCTATCACGAGGCCCTCAGCTACGTATCAGTAGATGATCAGTTCTTCGCCAACACCAGCATCTCAGTCTCAGACATCGACGACACCTACGTCCTCGTGGGCAACACCTCCGGGGTCAGGGCCGTCGTCCTCGCCGCCGAGACTGGCTTTGAGGCGACGTTCCCTAGCTCCAACAGGTTCTACGTCTCTTATATCTACACCGGCAACAGTTTCTCTGAGTTCCAGAGGAACGAGTACATCCGCGTCTACGGTTCAGGCCAGAACAAGATGGACGCCATCAACGAGGGAAACTTCGTCGACCAGATCCTGGTGCTTGACCAGGTGGCCACTACTGGAAACGGATACGGCGTTTCCGTCGGCGACGGCATCATCTATCACAAAGGTTTCTTCGAGAGGGTAGAGGGCCAGACCTTAGTCATCAAGGAGTTTGACACCGACCCTTCGGGATATAGGGTCGGCTTCGACACCACCGAGTCGATAGTCACGGAAGACCAGGACGAGAGCCTGGCGGACAACGCACTCGGCTACCCCAACGTCAACGCTCCAGGAGCACATCGGCTCAAGCTCACTCCGCAGCTGATCAAGAAGCTCCGCACTGACGACTCTGACAGCACCAACTTCTTCGCCATCGTGGAATTCGACGGGACCAGCCCGACCGAGCAGCACATCGACGCCACCTACAACCGACTCGGCGAGGAGTTCGCCATCAGGACCTCCGAGGAGTCCGGTGACTACGTGGTCAAGCCATTCAGCATCGAGACCTTCCCAGGCATCAACGCCAACACCGGCATCGAAGACGCCAACCTCTTCGCCTACTCGATCAGCACAGGCGTGGCCTACGTCAAGGGTTACCGGGTGGAAAAGATCGGCACCTCCAACGTCGTCACCACGCGCGCCTTCACCGAGAGGACTAGCGAGGCCCAGATCGTCACCGCCAACTACGGCAACTTCGTGGTCGTCGAGGAGATGATGGGGCACTTTCCCTGGAGTGCATTCGCCGAGGTCACCTTTTACGACGCGGTACAAGACACCATCACCGACCAGGAGAAGGCATCCGGCGCCAGGGCAGGAAGCATCATAGGCTTTGCCAACGTCAGGGACGTCGACTTCTACACCGGAACCAAGGGTCTCCCGGCCTGCCAGCACATCATCTATCTCGACAACATCCGGATGAACTCCGGCAAGAGCTTCTCCAATGACGTCAAGTCCATCTACGTCACCTCTGGGTATGGGGACGCCAGGGCAGACGTCGTCATGTCGAACAACTTCTATTCCAACGGCACCGCGTTCTCCCACGCAGAGCTCGTCGACTCCAGCTTCAAGATCCTGGTGTTCCCCATCGGGACCACGGCAGTCAAGTCCCTCAACGACAACGTCGGAGCCTCGGACACCCAGTTCGTGTTCAGGGACGTCGCCAACGCGACCCTCCAGACTAACGGCTACATCGCGGTCACCCTCAACCCGGCAGGTGCAGGCGGCGCAGAGAGGGTCAACGCCTCGGGAACACTAACCTCCCTGACCGAGAAGAATGAGTTTGACATCATCCTGACCACGGACGTGTTCACCGCCAACTTGTCGGGAACCGTCTCCGTCAACACCACCACCGTCAACGTGACGGGAACCTCGACGACCTTCTCCACACACTTCGAATCGGGTGACTACATCCGCGTGGCCGCGGAGAGCCGACGCATCAACGTGGTCACCAACGCGACCTTCATGACGGTGGCGTCTGCCTGGTCAGCGACCAACGCCGCGGCCAACTACTCCAGGCACTACCTGGAAGGCCTGCACGTAGACCTCTCCAGCACGTCTGCCAACGTCGTCATCACCTCGAACACCACCTTCGCCATCAACAGCGACCTCGACCTCAACGCCACGGTGAACGCCACCTCGACGGTCATGGTTACGTATCCCGTCCTCAAGCAGGACACCTTCCCCATCGAGAAGGACGTGGGCAAGGAGCGATGGATCAAGATCGATTGCTCGAACAACTCGGCTACCTCTGTCGGCCCGTGGATCCTGGGCCTCCCAGACGTCTACGACGTCGAGGCGGTCTACGTAGGCACCACCTATTCCAACACTAACACCGATGGAACGACCTGGTTCAACCTCGACACCGGCCAGCGCGATAGCTTCTACGACCTCGCCAGGCTCGAGGTGAAGCCCCAGTACAAGACGAACATCACGGGCTCCACCAAGCTCCTCATCAGGCTGAGCCACCTCACCGCAAACGCCTCCGGCGGAGTCGGCTTCTTCGCGGTCGACTCATATCCCACGAGCAACACCTCCAACGCGACCACGATAGAATGGGGTGAGATTCCGACGTTCAGGTCATCCGACGGGCAGTTCCTCGACCTTAGGGACTGCGTCGACGTGCGCCCCCAGAAGGCGAACACCGCGGATTCTTCCACGACCGAGGGCGCGGCCACGATCAACCCCGCGGCGGCGGCCAACGGCTACGCGACCGGCACCTACGGTTACATCCCGGCGCCGGACACCAACTTTCAGGCAGACGTCACCTACTACCTTCCGAGGCGAGACCTCCTCGTCGTCAACAAGAACGGAGACTTCGCCGTCGTCCAAGGCGAGCCGGCGTCGTCCCCGATCACTCCGTTCACCGACAACGACGTCATGCTGGTTGCCGCGGCATACGTTCCCGCCTGGCCTTCCCTCACCACGAGGGAGGCGTCCGAGCTCAACCGCCACGACATCAAGATACGACACGACATCAAGACCAACCGACGCTACACCATGAAAGACGTCGGCACGATTGACCAGCGCCTGAAGAGGATAGAGTACTACACCGTCCTCAACGCCATCGAGCAGAAGGCCAGGGATTTCACCATCCCGGACGTCAACGGGCTCGATCGCTTCAAGAATGGAATCTTCGCCGACCCGTTCAACAGCCACGCGCACGGCAAGGTAACCGACTTTGAGTATAAGATCGCCATCGATCAGGACAACTCCATCGCGCGGCCGTTCTTCGAGAAGCACCAGGTGGACTTCATCTATGTGGCGAACACTTCCACGACCCAGAGAACTGGCAACTACGTGACGATGCCGTACAGCCATGAGGCTTACATCATCCAGGGCTACGCCAGCAAGTTTAGGAACTGCACCGAGTCGATCTGGTCCTGGGCGGGCAAGCTAACCCTCTATCCTTCCTACGACGACCACAGGGACGAGGAGGCACTCCCGAACATCAACGTCTCCCTCGACCTGACCAGCGCCTGGGAAGACTTCGCCAGCTCGCCATTCGGATCCGACTTCGGTGACTGGAGGACGGCCGTCGCCACCGTGAGATCGACTCGCGGACTCACCACCACGACCACGACGACGACGACCCAGACCCAGCTCATCGAGCAGATGCAGGTCGACACGATGGAGTCCACCTACGATCTCGGCAGCTTCGTCAAGGACGTTTCCATCGAGCCCTTCATGCGCTCGAGAATGGTTGCCTTCGTCGCCACCAATCTCAAGCCCAATACCGTCATGCACGCCTTCTTCGACAACGTCAACGTCGACTCCAGCTGCGCCCCCGCTGACTGGTCCAACCTGACCGACCCAGAAGTAGGTCGTGAGGACAGGATCCTCGACAGGACGGGTGCATTCGGAGACGAGCTCCTGTCCGACTCCACCGGCACGGTCAAGGGCCTGTTCAGGATCCCTGACGGAACGTTCAGGGTCGGCGACAGGAACTTCATGCTGATCGACGTCGACGACCTCATCACCGGTGTAGATGCCGCGCTGACGAGGGCAGATGCCAGGTTCAGTGCGTCCAACATTACCCTCTCTACCCAGGGTCTCACCCTGACCACGCTGGAGCCTGAGATCTCAGTCGTCCAGACGGCCAACACCAGGACCGTGGTCACTACGACTACGCAGCAGCGCCCCCGCACGACTACGATACCTGGCACCTCGCGAAACACCAAGGACCCAGATCCTATCGCCCAGTCGATCTTCGCGGCGACGCCCGAGGACGTCTCAGGTTCATTCATCACCAAGATCGACGTCTATTTCGAGCGCAAGGACCCGACGATGGGCATCACCATGATGCTCACCGAGATGAGGCTCGGCCGACCCGACACGACCAGGATAATCGGCAAGGCCCACCTCGAGTCTGCCGAGGTATCAACCTCAGACGATGCCTCGACGGCGACCACGTTTGCATTCGACCACCCGGTCTTCCTCAACTCGGGAGACACCTACGCATTCCTCATCAAGCCTGACGGAGACTCCCCGGAATACAGGATCTGGCTGGGAGAGACGGGAGGCTACGACGTGGCTTCGGGCGTCCAGATCTACCAGAACCCGTATGCGGGCGTGGCATTCATCTCCTCCAACATGAACAGCTGGACCGAGCTCCAGAAGGAAGACATCAAGTTTACGATCTACAGGGCAAACTTCACGGTGGGATCCGCTCTCGCATACTTCGAAAACGAAGCTGACGAGTACATCAGTTTCTCCGGGCTTATCCGCGCCAACACCGACACCACGGTCCAGGTGGGGGACATCTGCTACACGGCCAACGCCACGACCACGCTGACGGGCGCCAACACCACTGAACCTTACGGCATTGTCCAGTTCATCGACGAGGCCAACGAGACCGTCTACATCGATACGAGCACGAGTGGCTGGGCGGCGGCACAGAAGCTCCAGTTCTTCCGCCCTACCGCGGTCGGCAACGTCTCCCTCATCAACGCCAACAGCCTCCTGGCAAACGTGACCATCGACTCTGTCGACAACCTCGACTACCACGCGGTCGTCCCGAGATTCGCGGTCATGATCCCAGGCAAGACCCTCCTCCTCTACGGGTACAAGGGAACGTCCGCGGCCAACACGCTGGACACCTCCTACATCTCCGTCTCCAACGACGTTGAGTACGAGTTCATGGACACCACCAGGATAGCCAAGAGCTACTCCAACGAGGGCGCCGAGAAGAGCTCCAGGTACCAGGTGACGTTCGTGACCCAGAGCAGCTTCGTCTCACCGATCATCGACCTGAGGCGCAAGTCCAGCCTGATGATCGAGAACATCATCAACAACGACGACACCAACGAGGCTAATACCCGCTACGGCTCTGCGATCACCAAGTACGTCTCTAAGAACATCGTCCTCGACGACGGACAGGAGGCCGAGGACATGCACGTCTGGGTATCTGCCTACCGCCCGTCGGGCACTGACGTCGCGGTCTACGCCAAGTTCCACAACGCCGAGGACGGAGAGAACTTCGACCTCAAGGCATGGACTGAGCTTGAGAGGGGCGTAGGGGAATTCAACTATAGCAGTCCGATCGACGTTAGGGACTACATAGAGTACGAGTATACTGTCCCGGCAGAGGCGCCAAACACCAGCGTGACGGCAGGGTTCGTCAACACGAGCACCGGCATCATCCGGTACGCGAGGACTGACGGCGCGATATTCGAGAGCTACAAGACCTTCTCACTCAAGATAGTCCTACTCTCCGACAACGAGGCCAGGGTTCCACGACTCAACGACGTCAGGGCGATTTGTCTACAGGCGTGATACAGGATCCTAAATTCAAGAGGTCTCCAGAAGGTGCACTCATAAGTACCGACAAGGATGGGCTCAAGGCATACAAGATGAAGAAGAACCGAGAGGCCGCCATAAATAATCTCATGGACGAGCAGAAGGAGATCAGGCGCGAGATGACCGAGATCAAGGACCTCCTGAGGGCCATCGCTAGGAGTCTAGCTTGACGTATGGTTTCGTGTATCTTTGGAGAGATAGAAAGCACTCTCGTTTCTATGTAGGGTGTCATTGGGGAACCGAAGATGATGGATATGTGTGTGGTTCTAAATGGATGAAAAAAGCTTATAGAAAGCGACCTTCAGACTTCCAAAGGCGCATTCTTTCTATCGTTGCTGATAAAGAAGAATTGTTCGATGAGGAATATCGATGGCTTCAGATGATTAAATCTGAAGAACTCGGAACTAAATACTACAATGCTAAGAACACCAAAGACATTTCGGCAAAACATATCGGAATAAAGAGATCATTTGAATATCGTGCGAAGATGTCTATTGCCCAAAAAGGACGCATCTTTTCAGATGAAACCAAAAGAAAAATGTCAGACGCTGCTAAGAAAAGACCTCCTATTTCTGAAGAAACCCGGCAGAAGCTTTCTAACCAGGGTTTTAAGCAAAGAGGTCGTGTATTTTCTGATGAACATCGAATGAAGTTGTCTATTGCTGGAAAAACTAAGATTTTTACTGAAGAACATAAAAGAAACATTTCTCTCGCTAATAAAATGCGTTGGGAAAGACATAGGGGTTCGCATGCATGACCGTAAGCGTCTCCAATACTAGCAATACTCACACTGTCCAGGCGTGGAGACTAAGGACCAACGAGATCGCCGACGCCATGTCCGTGAAGGTCGTCACCGTCGAGTCGAACGCGGCCGTCGGAAACGCCACCGTGACGGGCACCTTCCAGGCCAACGTTCTGTTGGCGTCCAACGTAGGATCCATCTCCGGCAACCTGACCATCACCACCAACGTCACCGCCACGGCAAAGGTCAACCTCGGCGCGGGCGCCAACGTCATGATCACGGCGGGTAACGCCACCCACCGGGTCCTGGTCGTCAACTCCTCCAACTCGTTCTCGCTGTTAGCCGTTAAGCTCACGATGGCTGACCACTCGGACGCCAACGTCTCTGCCCCGGCCAACAACGACGTCTTCGCCTATCGATCGTCCGAGTCTGCCTGGAAGAACGTCGCACTCGCCACCCTCCTCACCCAGGCTTCCGTGAACGCGGCCTTCCTAGAAGGCCACGACACCACCTATTTTGCCAACGCGACCCACGTCCACGCCTTCTCGACCCTAACCAGCATCCCGACCACCGTGTCCGGCTACGGTATGGTCCAGCTACTCCTGGGCAACTCGACGATCAACACGATGTCGACGAACACGACGATCAGTTCCTCTAACACCCTCGGGGAGTTTACGGTGACCGCGGCGGGGATGTCTATCGGGAACACCACGTCCAATTCGACGGTCAACGTCACTACCACGGCGAGGACCAACGCCTCAGGAAACACCCAGCTCACGGCCGGAAACGTCCACGTCCAGAACACCACCTCCGACGCCTACGTGGACCCGGGAACCCTGAGGATCGGCAACTCGACGATCAACGCGACGATGAACTCCACGTCGTTCAAGGTGATGAACTCCACCTCCAACGCGATCATGAACATCCCTACGGTGGCGCAGGCGAACGGGTCCTACTACCTGAACGCCAACGGCGGATGGCAGGGTCCGCTCGCCAGGCTAGACCTGGGAGGCCAGCAAGTCGACGGCGGAGGCTTCAGGATCACCAGCTTCGACATCGGCGTCGTAAACTCTGGGACCCTCACGCTCGACCCTGGGGACAGGCCGATGCAGCACTACACCGCCAACGGTGCCCACACGCTGGCGCCTGGGTCGAACATCGGTAGCTTCCTCCTCGACATCATCAACGGATCCAGCGCCGGCACGATAACGACCTCTGGATGGACCAAGGTCTCCGGGGATACGTTCACGACGACCAACGCCCACAAGTTCAGGTGCTCCTGCTCGATAGGACAACAAGGATCGCTCCTGGTCATCCAAGCGATGCAGTAACATGACTGGGCTCTTCATGCCAGCTCCTTTCCCCAAGCTGGGTTCGTTCGAGTGGCTCGGCGAGGTCGTCGGAGACACTACCTCACTATACGACATGGCGGGGATGAACTTCGGGACTCCCTCCTCCACAAGGCTGATTGTCGGTGCGATCCACTGGGAGTTCGGTTCCTCCAACAGGGCGCTGAGCACGTGCACCATCGGGGGAGTCTCTGCAACGATAATCATACAGGACTCCCACACGGGAGGCATCACCGGACTTGGTGCCGCGATCGTCAGCGCCGTGGTGCCGACCGGTGACTCAGGAACCGTCAGCTCGACGTACAGCGGTGGCATCACGGGCACAGCGGTCAGCCTGTTCAGGGCTAACAACCTGGTGAGCAACACACCCTTTGACACGCTTGAGGTTCGCGGCGACGCAGACACAGACATCAACGGCTTGATAGACGTCCCAGAGAGAGGAATCTGCCTGTTGGTCGGGAGCAGCTCCACCAACGGCTCGACCGCGAACGTCACGCTCACCGGGGCGGACGAGATCTACGACGTGAACCTGAACACCTCGTTTGGTTTCGCCGGGAGGGCGTGCTCTGGGCTGACGACCAGGCTCCCGGCAGAGACCAGCCGGTTCTGCAGGTACCAGTTCGCCGCGTCGAATTCTGGCGCCGAGATGATGGTGTGCACATGGCAGATGGCGTAACATGAGTGGACTCTTCACGCCAGCTCCTTTCGTCAAGGCCGGTAGGCGAACACTGTTAGAGATGATAACGCTCAACGGGCTGTCTACAGATCTGGCACTGTGCCTGGATGCTGGTGACGCAAACTCATACGACGGCACGAGCCAGACGTGGTTCGACGTGTCTGAAAATGACCAGGACTTCTTTCGTGGCACAGCCAGCTCTGCCCAAGCTTCTGACCCAACTTTTAACGGGGTAGCCAATGGAAAAAGCGAGAATGAATACTTTAGCCTTGATGGGGGTGATCATTTCCAAGAAGCTTCAGCCGCGGTCATGAACTTTGCTGAGACCTGGCACAAAGACAATGCTGCATTTACATTTGGGTTTATTATGTATGCTAGCGATGCGGATAACCAAGCTTCAGTTGCAACTACTATATTTGCTAATGCGTTGACTGCAGGTGGAGCCATAACAGGATCAGAGTTTTATGTCTCTTCTGGTGCTGAGGCCCTAAGATTAGCTATCTATAAGATTGGAACTGATCCACTAGTAACTACTCTTAAGACTGCATTCCTCCCCGCTTCACGTAGCTGGCTTTGTGCAATTGCTAGCGTTGATGAAGCAAATGGAAATATCTTAGTTAAAACCACCAGTGCAGCTGCTGATCTACTAACAGGACAGTCTTATGTTGCACCTGATACGGCTGCATCAAGTGATGCATATACGTTAATGAATGTTACAAATGGAGGAATCCCCTGGGCTTCAGGCGTTAGGCTTGCTGGTGCATTTGCTTGGAATAGAGTCCTAACAACCGGTGAACTGGATGTAATGTTTTCAGCAATCAAGATGAGATTCCCCACCCTTAGCTAAGAAAAAACACGTAATGACACTAATAGCGAACAACAATGACGTCACGATCCCGTCCAACACGTCTCTCCACGTGGGCGACGTCTCCTTCAACGCCGGAGGATCCAACGGAAGCGGGATAAGCGTGTCCAACGGCACGGTGACCGTGTCGATCAACCTGACCTCCA